ATAAAAAAATACGAAGCTTGGCTTAAATCAATGGGATTACTCTGAATTCTAAATATTATTAAAGGTTATTTGTTGGTGAGTTACTGTAAAAACAATACTAACAATGTCAGACGAATCAATAAAATTAGCTGTACTAGAGCAAAAACTTTTGGATTTTTCTAACATAGTACATAAACTGGATGATGCCATTCAAAAATTAAGCGAAGTTAATACAAATATAACCAGAATGCTTGCTGTTCATGATGAAAGAATTGAACAGTGTAATAAGTCTGACAGTATTTTAATAAAAATGATAGATGAAATTAAGAGAGAAAATATTGATGATCATCAACAAGTAATAAAAAGAATAGAATCAATAGAAGAAAAAGTACTAGAAATCAATAAAATAAAGTGGATGACTGTTGGATGTGGAGTTCTTTTGACGATTCTTGCTGCATCATTGTCCAGTTTAGCTTCTGGTTGGTGGACACCAAGTGAAATGCAACAACACAATAGAATGCGAATGGAATCAAAGTATTAGATTGACAGGGTGGGGGTTCCATGCTATGATTGAAACCTCCGAAGAATTAGATTATGGATTTGATTGATGACAAATATATCAATCTAATATCAACACGATTGGTAAAATTTACTAAAAAGAATTCAAATCTTTATAATTGTAGGTGTAACATTTGTGGGGACTCACAGAAAAACAAATCTAGGGCAAGAGGATATTTTTATTCAGTAAAAAACAATACAAATTATAAATGCCATAATTGTGGCGTCAATATATCTTTAAACAATTATCTAAAACAAATAGATCCAATATTACATCAAGAATATTGCTTAGAAAAGTATTCATCTGGATTTACTGGTAAAAATTTTACAGCTGAAGCACCAAAGTTCAATTTCAAAAAACCAGTATTTAAAAAAACTTTAAATTTACCTAAAGCAAGTGAAAACAGCATTGCCAAATCATATTTGGAAAATCGCAAATTAAATTCAGACAATTTTTACTATGCTGAAAAATTTAAAGAATGGACAAATACAGTACATGAAACATTTGACCAAAAAAGTTTGAAGTACGAAGAATCTAGAATTGTCATTCCTCTTTATTATAAAAAACAACTAATAGGATTTCAAGGTAGATCTATCGGTCCAAGTCAAATCAAATATATTACAATTATGTTGGAAGAAGACGCCCCAAAAATATATGGGTACGATGGAGTAAATTTGGACAAACCAGTCTATGTTATAGAAGGACCTTTTGACTCGACATTTATTCAAAATTCTGTTGCTATGTGTGGGTCTGATTTGAATTTAAAAGATCTAAATATTTCTCACCCAGTATATGTTTATGACAACGAACCTAGAAATCAAGAAATTCATAAAAGAATAGAATCTAGAATTGAGTCTGGGGAATCTATTGTAATATGGCCAAGTTTAATTAAAGAAAAAGATATAAATGATATGGTTTTATCTGGACTTAATGTCCAATCTGTGATAGAATCCAATACCTATTCTGGACTAGTAGCAAAATTAAAATTTAACGAATGGAAGAAAGTATGACCAACGGAATTAAAGTTCAAAAGAGAAATGGATCAATTGAGTCATTAGATCTCGATAAGATGCATTTAATGGTTGAGGAGGCTTGTAGGGGCCTCTCTGGCGTTTCTGCGTCTCAAGTTGAAATGCAGTCTGGTATTCAATTTTATAGTGGAATTACCACTGCAGAAATTCAAGAGATTTTAATTAGAAGTGCCAGTGATCTCATTGACTTAGAACATCCAAATTATCAGTATGTTGCTGCTAGGTTGTTGATGTATGCTACTAGAAAGAGTATCTTTGGTGGTATGAAGGATATTCCACATCTAGAATATCATATTAATAATTGTGTTTCTTTTAAAGTATACGATCATGAAGTATATGATCAATATTCAAAAGAAGAGATTGATAAGATCAATTCTATGATTGATCATGATCGTGATTTCATCTTTACTTATGCAGGTCTCAGGCAGGTAGTAGATAAGTATTTGGTTCAGGATCGTAGCACTGGGAAATTATACGAAACTCCCCAGTTCATGTATATCATGATTGCATTAACGATGTTTTCTAATTATCCAAAAGAAACACGATTATCTTACATAAAAAAATACTATGACGCAATCTCCAGACACAAAATCAACATCCCAACACCAATCATGGCGGGAGTGCGAACTCCGCTTAGACAATTTGCTAGCTGTGTCCTTGTTGATGTTGATGACACCCTCGATAGTATCTTTAGTAGTGATATGGCTATTGGCAGATATGTTGCACAGAGGGCGGGGATCGGCATCAACGCTGGTCGAATCCGTGGCATCAACAGTAAAATCCGAGGGGGAGAAGTTCAACACACGGGTGTTGTACCATTTCTCAAGAAGTTTGAAGCAACTGTCAGATGTTGTACGCAAAATGGCATACGAGGTGGATCCGCGACAGTCCACTTCCCAATCTGGCACCAAGAAATAGAAGACATTATTGTTCTCAAAAACAATAAGGGTACTGAGGATAATCGTGTTCGTAAACTAGATTATTCTATCCAGTTCAGTAAACTATTTTATGAGAGGTTCATTAAAAATGAAGAAATCACGCTTTTCTCTCCAAACGATGTACCTGGACTGTATGATAACTTTGGATTATCTACATTTGATGATCTCTATGAGTCTTATGAAAATAATCCGTCTATTCCAAAGAAAAAGGTCAAAGCACAAGAACTAATATTGAATGTGCTAAAAGAAAGGGCAGAAACTGGTCGAATTTACATTATGAATATCGATCATTGTAATTCCCATAGTTCTTATAAAGATCAAATTACAATGAGTAATTTGTGCCAAGAAATCACCGAACCCACTACACCAATTCAGCATATTGATGATGATAATTATGCGGAGATTGCCACTTGTATTCTTTCTGCCATTAATGTCGGGAAGGTGAAGTCCGATGAAGAATTGGAAGAGCTATGTGACCTTACAGTTCGTTCTTTGGATGAGATTATTGAATATCAAGAATATCCAGTAAAAGCAGCGGAGAACTTCACAAAGCGTCGTAGGTCACTTGGTATTGGATATATTGGCCTTGCTCATTATCTTGCTAAACTTGGATTCAACTATGACTCTCAAGAAGCATGGGATGCGGTTCACGGACTTTCTGAGAGCTTCCAATATTATCTGCTAAAGGCATCCAATCAACTTGCTAAAGAAAAAGGATATTGCGAATATTTCGGTCGTACTAAGTATGCTGATGGGATTTTACCAATCGATACATACAAAAAAGAAGTAGATGAAATTTCTTCAGTAGGACATCAACATGACTGGGAATCTCTTAGGTCATCTATCCTGGAACATGGACTCCGACATTCAACACTGTCCGCACAGATGCCATCGGAGAGCAGTTCCGTTGTGTCAAATGCCACCAATGGCATCGAGCCTCCTAGAGGATTCTTGTCCATTAAGAAAAGCAAAAAAGGTCCACTCAAACAGATTGTTCCACAATATCATGCTCTTAAAAACAATTATACGCTACTTTGGGACATGGAGTCTAATCGTGGTTATATTAATATTGTTTCTGTGATGCAAAAGTTCTTTGATCAGGCAATTTCTGGAAATTGGTCCTATAATCCAGAGCACTACCCAGATAATGAGGTTCCTGTTTCAGTTATGGCGAATGATCTATTGACCACATATAAGTATGGCCATAAGACGGCATATTACCAAAATACTTATGATATTAAAACTGATGAGGTAGTAGAACAACCAAAACAAGAGCTAGACTCATTGTTAGATGAAATTATGAATTCAGATGAAAGTGAATGCGAGAGCTGTAGTGTTTAATTTGTTTAAATATTCAATGTGAATGGAGACTAGTATGCAATTTAAAATTTCTTCAATAGAAGAGGAAACTAAAATTAAAGGAATGACGGTTTTTAATACAGAAAAAGTTAATACCAAAAAACAGCCAATGTTTTTTGGTCAACCATTAGGAATTCAAAGATATGATTCATACAAGTATCCAGTTTTTGATAGGCTTACTACACAGCAACTAGGTTATTTCTGGAGACCTGAAGAGGTCTCCCTCCAGAAAGATCGTGGCGACTATCAAACTCTTCGTCCAGAACAAAAGCATATCTATACTTCTAATTTGAAGTATCAGATCATGCTTGATTCTGTCCAGGGTCGTGGTCCTGGTATGGCATTTATTCCATATTGTTCCCTACCAGAACTGGAAGCATGTATGGAAGTATGGGGATTTATGGAGATGATCCATAGTCGTTCTTACACTTACATCATCAAAAACATTTATTCAGATCCCTCTGATGTATTTGATACTATTATTGGTGATGAGCGTATTCTAGAACGCGCTAAGAGTGTTACTGAGTCTTATGATGACTTTATTAATTCAGCACAAAGTTATGGTATATCTAATGATTGGATATACAGACTTGAAGGAGTAGAAAACGCAAAGGAGACACTCAATGAAGTTAAACGAAAACTCTACAGAGCAGTCGCAAATGTTAATATTCTTGAAGGTATTCGCTTCTACATTAGTTTTGCTTGTAGTTTCGCCTTTGGTGAACTTAAGCTTATGGAAGGATCCGCTAAAATCATTAGTCTCATTGCAAGAGACGAAAACCAACACCTAGCACTTACTCAGAACATTTTGAATAAGTGGAGAGAAGGTGATGATCCTGAAATGCAAAAAATTGCAAAGGAAGAAGAAGAGTGGGTCTATAAAATGTTTGATCGTGCTGTAAACGAAGAAAAGCGTTGGGCGGATTATCTATTTAAAGATGGTAGTATGATCGGACTTAATGATAAACTTCTTCAGCAATATGTAGAATGGGTTGCAAATCGTCGCATGAAAGCAATTGGCCTTAAGCCAGTTTATGATATTCCAGCAAAAAACAATCCACTTCCTTGGACCGAACATTGGATTTCTTCCAAAGGACTACAAGTCGCTCCACAAGAAACGGAGCAGGAAACATATATTGTCGGTGGACTGAAACAAGACATGAAAGAAGATACATTTGCTAGCTTCAAATTGTAATTTAAAACTGAGGTTGAATGTTATATAAATAAATATAACTCTACCTCAGTTTCAAATGGATAATTATATTCTTTATTATTATTTAAGGGAGGACTTTAGTTCTCCCTTTTATGTTGGTTATGGTAAACCAAGAAGAATACACGCAAAGCATTTGAGAAGTAATGGGGCAAATCTATTGCCACCAAGAGAAAGAAGATGGGTCGTAAAATCTGGATTAACTAAACAAGAAGCAATAGAACTTGAAGTAAAGCACATAGCACTTTGGAAAAGAGAATGTGATGGTGGAGTTTTATTAAATCAAAATCTTGGTGGAGAAGGAAAACCAGGAGGACAAAAAACTAAAGGATTTAGTGGTAGAAAGCATAGTGAAGAAAGTAAAAAGAAAACTTCATTAAAAGTTGCTGGTAAAAATAATCCAAGAGCAAAGAAATACATCTTCATTTCTCCAGATGGTAAAAAATACATTATAGAAGGTGGTGTTAAAAAGTTTTGTAAAGAAATAGGAATAACTTATGATGCGGTTTTAGGAAAGAAGAGCAAGAATACAAAAGGTTGGACTATATTAAACGCATAAGCTCCCTTTTTTAATAAATATATAAAGACAAACAAGAATTTTTTTGTATAACAATGTCAAAATACTACTTAACAGAAGCTTACGGTGAGCTTTATAACCCAAGAAAAGCTGATGAGACATTCTATGAGAATCTAAGATTCGTAGACTATCTCATGCAAGAAGAGATTGAAGAGGTTATGGAATCTCTTCTTTGGGAGTTTATGGATTATGGTAATACTTTAGATGAATCCTATGGTTTAATTGAAAATGCTTTTTCTGATGTAATTCTAGAAGGAGTATTAACTGAAGCTAGAATGAGTCCACGACAAAAAGCTGAAAGAGCTGCAAGGGTCGGAGCAGAAAGACAAGAAACTCTAAAACAAGTTTCTGGTCAAAAAGCAACTCAAAGAAGAGAGGCCAGAAAGGCTGCTGTTGTTGGTGGTCTTAAGAAAGCCAAAGAGACCGTAGGTAAAGCAGCAACTGGTGCTGGATCTGCTGCTATGGGAGCGTTGAGAGCGGGTAAGAAGGCTGCTACTGGCGCATATGATCGTGCTAAGGGTCTTCCTGGTAAAGCCATGGCTGCCCTCAAGGGACTTGCTCGTAAAGGCGCTGCTGCTGCTATCAAGTCAGGTAGATCAACTGAAAGAGCAGGAAAAGAAGCAGAAAGAACTACAGTAACTACAACTTCCACTTCTGGTGGTGGTCGTGGCGCAGCTCCATCCACTCAAACTACAGTAGAAAAGTCAGGTGGATCTAAGCGTAGAGCAGTCGGTGGTTTATTACAAAAAGCTGGAAAGGCACTTGCTGGGAAACTAAAAGCTAAACCAGACCGTATGACCAGAGGTGAATACGAAGAAAGAAAGGCTGGTAGAGCAGCTGCTGCTAGTGCTTCCGTTGGAAGTGTTGCACCAACTACACCAAAACCAGAAGCAAAGAAGCCTGAACTTGGATTTAAAAAATTACAATCATCTGGGCAAAAGCCAGTATATAATCCAGCTGCAGCAAATCGCAGTGAAAAAAGAAGAACAGGTGGAAAACTCCCTGCCTCTAGTGCTTTGACTCCTTGGAACAAAGGTCCAGATAAGAGCGGAAAGCAATCCACTGCTCCTAGTACAATTCAAGCACAAAGAAGAAATCAAATTAGATTAGCAAGAACACAAAGAGAAGAATTTGAGCTTCTAGCACAATATATTCTAGAAGATTTCATCAATGAAGGTTATGCAAATACTTATGAGGATGCTCTCGAAATTCTAGAGAATCTTTCAGAACAGTCTATTGTAGAACTTACTGAAATGTACCTAGAAGGCTGATTGCCAACAGAAAAGGGAGCCGAGGCTCCCTTTTTTATTATTCGGATTTAATTACTATTCCGTAGATGTTATCTTTTTCTGAACTGAAAAATTTACCTTCTACATTAGTATTATAATAGTCTTCTCTTAAAATTACATCTCGTTTAAATTGCTCCATGGTTTCATAGAAACTCATGGATTTTTTGTGTGGACAAAGATATAATATTTCACGAAGAAATTTATCTTTGCCTAATAACTTTACATCTTCTATCAATTCATCACAAGATCCAAAGTAATCTCTCCAGTTACTTTCTTTTTTCTTTCTTCTTCCTGTTTTTCTATCTTTTCTTCTTTCCCAAAAAGTTTTCTTTCCGATATATTTTTTTTCGTTTTCCAGATTGGTGATAAGATATACAAATCCTTCCATGCCATCTGGCACTTCATCAATAACTGTTCCTTTTATGTTCCACACTTGACAACCTCACCACTATGGCTTATTATGACATTGAATCAAAAATTATTTATGTTCGACGATCCAATGGAAACTCTAGTCACAGACATTAGAGACTGGAGTATTAAAAGATTTTCTAAATTGAGTAAGAAAAATCAAATTGAAAATGCAATGGCATTACAAGAAGAATTTTCTGAGTGGTTATCTTCGAATTTGGATGATGACATCGAAATCTC